AAGTAATATATTGCTGACACATTAGGAATCAACTCTTGGCAATCTAAAGATAACCACTACTTTCGTAGACCAAGAGGACACCTCAACTAACGTGCCAGTAATAAAGATACAAGACGCAAGCCGTCAAACCTGCGAATATTGGTCGTTATATTGCGACCAATGATCTTTATACTCCGACATAGACAGACGTGAAAGAGCGCAAACCTTGTGATCATCATGGTGATCTTCTAAGGCAGATCGCAATTTATACATCATCGAATCAAAATATTCCTTACCATGCAAGTGGGCCTCAATTTGAAATCCGTGGAAACATTGCGCTAATATAGCGAAGTCATTCATCTGCTTATTTTCATTTATCCAATTAAGCTGATCTTCCACTGATATTTTATCGAGGGGTGCGTAAACGCGACCACCTTCAGGTTGGAACTTCCTTTTCAAATATGTAACATCTGTTAAATTTTCAAAGTCGAAGTCAGAATAGGCATTCTTGTTCGCGTCTGTATAGCCTACACGACGTGCGAGAAATACATCTCGTATGTCGCGGAACGTTACAAATTCCCGTAACTTAGCACTCAAAGCAACGATATGATCATCACCATAAAGCGCTAATTCCGCATGATCGTTCAATTCATGCGGCAGGAGCATTGCCGACACACTTTTGCTCTCCAACACTTGGAATATGGCTGAGTACAGATACAACCAATTCGCAACTGAGTTGAGCACTGACGTAATCGGAACGCCTGACGGGAGTCCTTGTTCAGTTTGATACATGATACGTTGCACTACAACATTTGAGTGTATCAAAATAACCGCTAATAAAAGCCGAACTCTCGCATTAATTTCTTTTTCTTCTTGCGAGATCGAGTTATCTTGATTGTACCATTCATTGATGATTTCTACTGATTCATAAATAGCTTGGCCACACAGGCGTTTATCCCATGCGACATAGTCACCAGCAATCACTTTACCGCCGAATCTATTCAAGCGTTGATAAAGGATCTGCCATGCGACTGAATGCGGATTAATA